GCTTGCTGGTGCGGTTCATGAGGCCCACACGATCCGTGATTCTTGGGAAGATTCAATAAACCAATGGCTTGATGAGCCGGATTCTCTGACTGGCGAGACACCTAGAACAAGTGAATTTTTGCGTGTTGGTGATGTTTTGAAGGGTGCTCTCGGCTATGAGGCAAAACATATTGCAAGACGTGAAGAAATGCGTGTTGGAGCCGCTTTGCGTAACTTAGGTTATGAACGTAAAAAATTACGCGATGGTGAACGATTGATTTGGGGTTATTTACCGTCTGTTCCTACCCCGTTCCCACCTATAGCTCAAGGTGGGAACATTTGAAACCCGCATTTCTATTGGCTTGTACCTACTGTTCCTACCGTTCCTACCTTTATATATAGGTGGATGGTATAGAGGACTATATAAGTAGGCTCAGGGGGTTTTAGGAAAAAGGGGGGTAACGGTAGGAACAGTAGGAACAGTAATTTTTTACGCATTCAAATTGAGTAAAAAATTACAAGGATGTAAAAAATAACGCATAGAAATGAGGTCAAAAATGAAGCGAACGGTAGGTGTTAATGATCGCGGCCTGCGCGTCGGTGAAGACCACCAGCACGCCAGGTTGACCGATGCGGAGTGCGAACTGATCCGGCAAATGCACGAGCAGGGCATGAGCTACAAGAAGCTTGCCGACAAGTTTGAGGTTGGTAAGACAACGGTTGCAGATATTGTAAAAATGCGTCGGCGTAGTCAGTACCCGGTGAGTTGGAGGGTAGTGCGCGTAGCTGATTGACGTTTGATTAACCTTTGATTGATCGAATTCAATTAGGAGAAATCAAAGTGGCAAAAGGTGGAGCCCGACCGGGTGCAGGGCGCAAACCGGGGACGGCGAACAAGCGCACCAGGGCTATCGCAGAGCAGGCAGTGCTCAAGGGTACGACGCCCTTGGAGGTGATGCTGGCTGCGATGGAAGCTGCGCGCGAGGCCGGAAACGCCCGCGAAGCTGCGTTCTACGCCAACATGGCCGCACCCTACATGCACGCCCGACTAAGCTCGGTCAACGCGACCCAGCAGATTCAAGGCTCGATGCAGCTCAAGATCGTGAGCGAGTTCGACGACCTGGTGGGCGACGCGTGATCCAGGCCGTTCGCTTTGGCTTGCCGATGCGCAAGTGGCAACGCGAGTGTGCCAAGATATCAGCCGGCAAACGATTTGTGGTAATGGCTCTGCACCGGCGTGCTGGCAAAACAGAGATCGCACTTAAGAAACTGCTCGACGCTGCAGTCAAAAGCGAGTTAGAACTACCGCTTTATTTCTACGTCGCCCCGTACTTAAAGCAGGCCAAGATCATCGCATGGTCGCGTCTAAAGCAAATGGTTGCCCCACTGATCCCGCATGGGGCTGTCGAGATCAGCGAGGTCGAACTGTCCGTGACCTTCCGGCACAACGGCGCGATCATCCGAATCTTTGGAGCGGATAACCCCGACGCCATGCGTGGAGTGCGCTTAGACGGGGCTGTAATGGACGAAGTGGCACAGATGAAGCCTGAGGTATGGGATGAGATCATTCAGCCCGCATTGTCCGATAGGCTCGGTTGGGCGTGGTTCATCGGTACACCTAAAGGGATCAACGTGTTTAGCTCGCTGTTCTTTGCAGCCGAGAATAAGCCAGGTTGGGCACGGGCCCGTTACTCCGTCTATGACACCAACTCAATCGATCCCGATGAGGTTGAGCGGTTGCGACAAAGCATGACCCCGATGGCTTGGGCGCGTGAGTATCTTTGCGACTTTAGCGCAGCCGGTGACGATCAGCTATTAAGCCTGACTGACATCGAAACGGCAGCCAAGCGTGAGCACCCAGCGGGGAGTAACGACTACGCGCCTCGTATATTGGGCGTGGATCCGGCTCGCTTTGGTGACGATCGCAGTGTGATCTATCCCCGTCAAGGCCTGATTGCGCTGGCCCCGATGGTTTACCGCGGGGTGGACAACATGACGCTGGCCGGGCACATCGCACGCAAGATCGATCAGTGGACACCTGATGCCGTGTTTATCGACTCGGGTGCTGGTGCCGGTGTGATCGACCGATTGCGTCAGTTAGGCTATGACGTCACCGAGATCAACTTCGGTGGTAAGCCCAACGACACCCGGTTTGTGAATAAGCGCGCTGAGATGTGGTTCGACATGGCTGAGTGGATCAAAGCCGGGGGTGCAATTCCTAACGATCTGAGCTTAAAGCTCGAACTGGCCACACCCACCTACAAGTACGACGCAGCCAACCGCATCCAGTTGGAGTCCAAGGATGACATCAAGAAACGTCTACCCGATGCGGGCTCCCCTGACTTGGCCGATGCTTTGGGCCTAACCTTTGCGCATCCCGTGGCCAAGCGCAGTTTGCGGGATCAGTTCGGTGCGCGTACTCAGAGGTCTGACTCCTACGATCCTTACGCAATCCTACGATAACGCCCGTCGATCCATGCAACACTTCAAACGACTGCTGACGAACATCGACGTCGGGCCCATGCTCGACGCTCTCGACGCACGTCCGCAATTGTGGGATGAGATTACGCTGCGTCAGGACACACCGGGCTCGCCGCACCACGACACCCGCTGTATTTGGTTGCGTGGGCCTCGCGAGATCACACTTGACTCGGTGTTTAACGACACTAAATCGTTTGACTATCTGAGCATGGGCGAACTGGCCGAGTCGGTCTATCCGTTGGTGGCCCCAATACTGCGCCAGTTGGGCTCGACCTTATTGGGCCGCGTCATGATCGCTGAACTCAAGCCCGGCGGGTTCATTGATCCACATGAAGATCAAGGCCAGTACGCTAAGAAATTCAGCCGGTTTCACTTGGTCCTGACATCGGACTTGGGCAACACATTCACGGTTGAAAACGAATCGGTACACATGGCTCCGGGTGAGCTGTGGTGGTTTAACCACCGCGGTGAGCACCAAGTGCGCAACGATTCGGCCACGCCACGGGTTCACATCATCTTCGACGCGGTAGTGCCAGGCATGGGTGTGCAACCCTTGGCCAGTGTGCAACGCAACCCATCTGCCGGTGTGCGGATTGTCGAAATGCCACTGGGTGACAAGCTCCACAATATCCAAGAACTACTGCGTGAGCATTGGGATGAGGTAGCCAAGAACAAAAACGTGATGGTTCTCAACCCCTCGCATGAGCACTATGAGCGAGCCGACAACACCGGCGGGATGGTTTGCCTATGGGCTTTGGATGCTGATGGTGAGATCGTGGGTTACTCGCTGAACTTTATTGGGCCTCACATTCATTACTCAGACCTGGTGGTTTGCAACAACGACGTGCTTTTCCTGCGAGAAGACCTGCGGCCAAGCACTGTCGGGCTGCGCTTGATACGGGAAACCGAACGCGTAGCCAAAACACGGGGGGCCCGGCTGATGCTGTGGCACGCCAAAGATCAGACCTCACTTGCCAAGATCATGCCCCGGATGGGCTATGTGGTGCAAGACATTATTTACAGCAAGGAGATTTAATCATGGGTGTTGTTGCAGCAATCGTGGCGGTGGGCGGTACAGCCTATGCTGTCAGTGAATCGAACAAAGCAAAAAGTGCTATGGAACAAGCTGCGGCGCAAGCTAATGCGTCAGCAGCAGCGCAAGCCAAGCAAGTGCAAGACCAGACAACGACTTTGCAAGATCAATTAAAGCAAAGCAAGCTCCAACTTGAGCAGCAAGCCACACAAAATAAATCTTTGCTTACGCAGCAGCAGTCTCAGTTTGACACCTTGCTTACGCAGCAGCAGTCTCAGTTCGCAACTCAAGCCGAGGCTTCTAAAAAAACCTACGAGCAGACATTGGCCCAGCAGCAGGAGCAGGCGACCGCCCAGGCCACATTAGCCGAAGAGGCCAAGAACCGTGCCAATCAAAAGAAACCGGCCAGTGAGGGGTTCATTGACAAGAACAAACGGGAGGGTATGAGCGGTCAGGCTTCAACACTTCTCACCGGTATGCAGGGCGTATCAGCCGGATCATTGCCATTGGGTAAAACCACCTTGTTAGGAGGCTAATCGATGGCCACAATAAAAACCCCACGCGACCGACTTTTATCCCGATGGGGCGCGCTTAAGACTGAGCGCACGAGTTACATCACCCACTGGAAAGAAATCAGCGACTACCTACTACCTCGAAATGGTAGGTACTTTGTTACAGATCGCAACAAGGGTGATCGCCGCCACAACAACATTTATGACTCGACCGGCACTCGCGCACTGCGTGTATTGGGAGCCGGACTCATGGGTGGCGCAACCAGCCCCGCACGCCCTTGGTTTCGCCTAGCCACAGCCGACCCGGACATGATGGACTATGCGCCAGTCAAGCTCTGGCTCTCGCAGGTTCAGCGGGGAATGCTTGACGTATTCCAACGCTCCAACACCTACCGGGCGCTGCACTCGATGTATGAAGAGATCGGGGCGTTTGGCACAGGCGCGTCTGTCGTTATGGATGACTTTGATGACGTCATACGCCATCACGTCCTAACCACCGGCGAGTACGCCATTGCGCAGAATTACCGGGGCGACGTCACCACGCTGTACCGCGAGTTTGAGAAAACAGTGTCCGAACTGGTGATGGAATTCGGCATTGATAAGGTCAGCCACACCGTTAAGACCTTGCATGATCGTGGCTCGCTCGATACTTGGGTGCCAATCATCCACGCCATTGAGCCACGCATGGACCGCGACACTCGGATGCGCGATGCGAAAAACATGGCATTCAAGTCTTGCTACTTTGAAGTGGGTCAGGACTCAAACAAGTTTCTGAGTGAGTCCGGCTTTAAGACATTCCCTGCCTTGGTGCCACGTTGGTCAATCGTTGGTGGTGACATCTACGGATCAAGCCCTGGCATGGAGGCGCTAGGTGACATCAAGCAATTGCAGCATGAGCAGTTACGCAAAGCTCAGGGTATTGACTACATGACAAAGCCGCCACTGCAGGCGCCTGCGTCCATGAAAAACCAAACGATTGACATGTTGCCGGGTGGTACGACCTATGTGGATATGTCAGGCCCCACGTCAGGCGTCAAGACCATGTTCGAGGTACGCCTCGATCTGAACCACCTACTGGCTGACATTCAGGACGTGCGCGGACGGATCAACCAGACCTTTTACACCGACCTATTCTTGATGCTGGCCAGTTCACCAACCAGCAACATGACTGCGACCGAGGTGGCCGAGCGTCACGAAGAGAAGCTACTCATGCTCGGCCCGGTACTTGAGCGTTTGCACAATGAGCTTTTGGATCCGCTGATTGAGCGCACCTTCACCCGCATGATCGAGTCGGGTATGGTTCCACCCCCACCGGAAGAGTTGCAGGGTGTTGATCTCAACGTGCAATACGTGTCCATGCTGGCCCAGGCACAGCGTGCGGTTGCAACCAATGGTATTGACCGGTTCGTAGCCAACTTGGGTCAGGTCGCGCAGTTCAAGCCCGACGTGCTCGATAAGTTAGACGCGGACAAATGGGCTGATGCGTACTCTGACATGCTGGGAATTGACCCTGAGCTGATCGTGCCAAACGAACGCGTGGCCATGATCCGCAACAACCGGGCTGAGGCTCAACAAGCCGCACAGCAGCAAGCTCAGAACGCCCAGGCTGCGGCCACTGCAAAAGACGCTGCCGCTGCCGGTGGTGGTGGCGCAGAAGGGTTGAGCAACGTCATGGGCATGTTCAGTGGGTACAACTAAAAGGAAATCAAGATGTCAATGGTCAATATGAAATCAAAGGTTGAGCGTGAGGAAATGCCGGGCGAGGTTGACGCCGACGGGCCTCGCTACCCCTACGGGCTATGTATCCGATTGGGTAAGGACGAACTCGCTAAGATTGGAATGACAACGCTACCAAATGTGGGCACGGGCATGAACCTGATGGCACGTGCAACCGTGGAGTCGGTCAGCTCATACGATACGCAAGGTGAGGGCGCTGATATGAGCGTTAAGTTGCAGATCACCGACTTAGAGCTTGGTCAGATGTCAGCGTCCACCAACGCGGCCAACGTTTTGTACGGCAGCGACGCATGAAAGCACACAAGGGCGCGCCTCCGATTGGATGGGAGAACGTCCCGGGCCTGCCGGGCTATATTCGCGAAAAAGCGGCCAAGCGTGACGATGGCGAGTTGCTGTCAATCATGCGCGCATTGGCCGAGCGCGAGATGGCTAAGTCGTTGGGCGAAATGGAAAAGGTCAAAGGGGAAGAGGGTAAGCAAGGCCGCGATGGCCCAGTTGGACCCGAAGGCCCAACCGGCCGTGATGGTAAGCCTGGGCGCGATGGTAGGGATGGTAAGGATGGTCTAGCTGGCTCTCAGGGCGAGAAGGGTGCCAAGGGCGACAAAGGACCGGTCGGACCCGAAGGCAAAGCCGGTAAACCGGGCCAAGATGGCAAGGACGGAAAAGAAGGCACGAATGGCGTTGGTATCGCTGACGTCAAGGCCTACGGTAACGACCTTCAGATAAAGCTGACCGATGGGAGGGTTCACAAGTTCCGGGTTAGCGGTGGTGGTTCAAGCGTCACTGCGTTTGGTGGGGGTCGATCCAGTTTAGAGGCTGGCGTTGGCATTGACATCGCGGGTGAGGTCATAAGCATCAAACGCACCTGGACAGACTACGCCACGCGCTGGGATGCAGAACCGGCATTAACAGGCACAGCATCGACACCCGCTGCCGGTGACGTGTACGCGTACATCCTTGGAGGTGTTACACGATACCGCCTAGTCCCAACAAGTTACGCGCCCGCGGGCGATGTTTTCTATAGTGACTTTACTGGTGGCGCCTGCAGTGGCCCGCTGGTCGCGAGAACTGAGCCCTAAATACACACACTGAAAGCCGCCCATGTTTGACATCTCCCAATATACCCTCAACAAAATCCTGCTAGCAATAGGCGCTTTAGCGGGGGTCAGTATCTTGAACGTTTGGTGGCAACCTAAATTCATTAAGAAAAAAGGGGTTCTCGCTGCGGCCATGATTTCAACAGCCGTTGCAATTACCTTGGCTCTCACCGCTGGCGGCGCACTGCTTATCTGGCTTGGTGTTGACCAAACCAAAGCAGACCTCGTTTTGTTTGTCGGCGTAGTTATTGGTGCTGCATCTCCATTCGCCTTAAATGCCCTGCGTAACTTCTTTGAGAAGTACGAAGATAAAGATATCATGGAATTGAAAGATGTAATTAAAGGCGACAAAGAATGAGCGATTTAGTGGTTGAGTTTTGGCTGCTTTTGGTAATGGCTTTTAGCGTGGTGGCGTTGTCTGCTGCGATAGTTCTAACTCACGGGAGCTACTGGCACAGCCGCGACAAGATTTTCCGCGTCGGCTTTATCTTGCTATGCCTTGGTTTAGGTGTTCAGTGCTACCGATCAATTCACTTTTTCATGTTTGGTTACTATCCGCTTGACCATTACTTTCCTACTTGGGCTGTAAAAGATATTGGTTTCTGCATGATTGTGTGGTCAGAGTTCAACGCCTCAAGGAAAGGTACTAAATGAAAACAGTCCAGATCGTTCCGGTCAAAGCATTCACCAACACCGGCAAATTGACAATTGCCACGCAGCTCAACGTCGAATCAAAGTATGACAACCTTTTCGACCACGTAATCTTCGGCTATTTGCTGCTCGACGCCGGAAATCAAAGATGTGGTGAATCAACATTTTCACTCGTTGGCCGCGAGGCTTATTGCACTTGGTACGCCACACCCGAAGGCGCATTCGAGATCGTGGCCGCTGGCATTGGCGTTGAGATTGCCCCCGGCGATACAGAAGGCAAAGTAGCTTTCATGGAGATTTAAGCGATGGCATTTGCACGGACAACAGCGGTCGCAGGGGTTGGCACGGTAAGCTGCTCAAGCACGACAACCGTCACAGGCGTAGGCACAGCCTTTGCCTTTGCACTTGGCGCAGCTCCCGCAACCACAGCCCCTCGGGTGGGTGGCACTATCACCGTGGGTGGTGTTACCAAGACTATTACTGCTATCGCTTCTGCTACCTCTTTAACTGTTGATTCAGCCTTTGGAACGTTTACAGCTCAAGCGTTTACTTGTCAAACAG